CCCCCCACCCCGCGAAAATGTGCATGCTTTGTTTCATTTTATTGGCACAATTTTATTTGCTGGATGCTTTGGATCAATTGGCCACCCATCAAACCCTATTGTGGTATCATATCCCCTCTTCTCAATCATTTGCTTTGTACCATCATGACACGGTCTACACAGCGACTGTATCGCGCCAAGAAAGAATGACTCTCTATTTCCCTTATGAGGAATGACATGGTCAACAACTGTAGCAGGTTCTACCAAACCATTCTGTAGACATATTTTGCACAATGGATGATTTTGTAATTGCTGTTTAGCCAGCTTCCGCCAACGACGCGAATCATACAAATAGTTTCGCATAGAGGTAGCTCCGCCATACATGTGGAGAGGTTCTTACCCTTCCACCTGCTAGCAGCTTCCGCTAGGCCCATTGCCTATATGCTGCTAACCTTAAGCCTCTATCAAATCGCCTTCTAAGAAGCTCGCATGAACGACTGTACCGAGCATTTGTATCAAAACATCCGCTCGATCCTCAGACCTCATACCGCGATAAATGCCGAAGTGACCTTTCAACGCGCCACGCTCTACACGTACACGCTGACCAACTTGAAAGCGGAAGCGATACGGCACATACACTCCATCCCGGTTACAACGGAGACGGATATCATCAACAATCTTTTCCGGAACACGTGCTGGCTTGCCGTTTGTCATAATGACGCCAGCCACGCCAACAGTAGACAACAGAGAATGCCACTGATCAACCAAGCTGACGAAAAAGTATCTTGGGAAGAGTGGTTCTTCAATCCATTGTCGCTTCCCACGGAAAGATTTGCGTGTCTGAATTCGCGGGAAGAAGATTTCAAGCCCCAGTTGCGTGACATTGTTGACAGCTTTTTGCTCTTGTTGTGGATGACTAAAAGCGACGGACCACACACCACACCCAAAAGGTTTTTGACGGGAAGGAGCGATACGCCGAAATGGGAAAAAACGGAAGCGCGAAATAAAATTTCGTCCGTAACCGTTCTCCATTTTTTCCACAAATCCCAACTACCCCTACCTTAATTATTTTCTCTCTCCTTTATTCCTATACGGTATAGAAAAGCCAAAAAAATGGAGAACGGTTACGGCCATTGCCTAGTTTTAAAGCACTTTTCATTTTGGGTTGTTTTGGCCTCCGTCCGAGGTGGTCCCTTTCCACCCTTTGGGGTGCCACCCCAGAACCTCCGTCCGAGGCGGGAGGAGCCTCACAAAATCTCTCAAATTTGGCGCCCTAACGTCCACCTCTTCGCACCACCATTCGGCCTTTTCCGGGTCATAAATCGGGATCACTTTCATGGATTTTCCCTCCGTTCCCGGTCCCAATATTCATGCATGTAATAATCATTGACCTTGGTCCTAGGTGGAAGCTTTCTCCGAAATTCTTTCAAGCTTTTTCCTCTCACCTTTATTTCACGACACCACCATTCACCATTTTCAAAATCATAAATTGGATAGACTGTGAAGATTTTATTCATGGATTTTTCCTCACAAAATGCAACGCCTCCATAACCCTAACAAGCCGGGGATCACCCGCCATATTTTTAATCTCATCGTCATTCGGATCACGCAACTTTAGCCTCTCAGTAAAGACCGCAAGATGCCCGCACTTGATACAGATCGACACATCTCCTGGTTTCACACTCGCCTTCTCCACATTGACAGAGGCTGCCGAATCATTGACCGTCCCGCAATTTGGACATTTAATTGGCTTTGTGCGTTGGCTCTTCCCCAGAAATGTTTTCATCGTAGGTTCCATTCTTGTGCGAGTTTGATTACATCAAGTGGCTTGATCTGATCTACAAGCTCCAAGAGCCTTGTTTCAGCGAGCGACTTAGTAGAGCAAATCAATCTACAAGCTTGCCCTCTTGTATTCCATCGTTCTGTCTGTGCCTTATAATCAGTTATGAACCAACCTAGGTTCTTTGCAACCTTTCTGATTGTCATAGGACGTTCCAACTTGTCGCTTTGCTTTCCGTTGTAGATAAATTCCTTTATGAGCATTACCAAGTCAGTATCAACAACGACAACACCGTTGGCCTTCCATTCACCATTGGCGCCTGCAGGCTTGCTGTATGCCTCGACCCATTTTGGATCCTCCATTGATATCGCAACAAGCTCCAAGAACCGCGCAACAAGCTCCATACCTGGACTGTAGCTCTCTTTTATCAAGTCTCCTTTCAACGTAGACCACGGCGCACGGTCGCTTCGTGTTACAGCAGCGTGGCTCTTCAGAAAATCCTTTGCCCATCCCTTAATTATGGCAACACCATTCCCTTCATCAAGCCAAGTGTAAAATTCATCCCACCATTCCTTCGGCTTCGTCTCTTCTGTAACCTTTGGTACAAACCAGCGACGGTCCTCTATCGACAGCTTCAAGGCACGCGAGGAGTTTGAACACGCAAAGATGTGCACCCAATTCTCAATCTGGTAAGGTGCTAGATATTTTTTCAACACTGTTATGTAGCGGTCTGTGATTGCGCTCTTCAATGTATTGTATGCCTGAAAGGAATTACCAGCGTATATTTCGTGCACCACAGCTAGTCGTTTATGGGTTTGCCAATAGTTGTATTTTTCATTTGTTATTTCATCTTCATTTGGTATTGAGACATTTTCCCTTCCAACAAGTGGCACTAAAATACTTTCCCCAAGCGTCCCTTTCCCTACACCTTGCGTCTCTGATATCAGCAACACACTATATGACATTTTGATCTCTGGATGAGCAATCAGTGTGGCACACCATCGCATAAGCTCCACACGGTCTGTCTCGATAGGAATGAGATGCTCCATAAAATCGAGGAAAGGTTTAGCATCACCTTTCACTGGCTTGATAGGAGTTGGAACGTGCGTGTTGATGTAGCGCCCTTCCCTCTCTCCGTAGATACCGGATGGATCTGCTGGAGAGTATTTAATGATGCCAGTCTTGCTAGCAGCATCCTTTTTTAAAAGCCTCGCAGTATCGTCTGTGTCGGAGAATGGCGAGACGGTGTTATTGAACTCACTTGCGATGAGCATTCTATTCGGACGGTCCTTATGGATGAACACCTCAGGTGTTACGCTGTGATACCACTCCTCCTTAAATGTCCGTCGCAGGATTGTTTGTGGTGCACCTTTGCCCTCTGGGTTGGGCAGTTTCTCCGTCGCCCGTGTTGCTGGTGTTGTTAATTCTAGAAGCGTTGGACCTGCGTAACGTCCATCTTTCTTGAACAGCTTCTTCGGCATCTCATCCGCAAGGTCCCAACTCATAGGCCACTTATCATCGAACATAATTCCTTTTAACGATCCTCCGTACATGCGCGACACTTCCTGTAACACGCTCTTACCCGGATGATCATTGTCGCAGACGTAGATCACCTCAACCGGCTTCTCCCTCCTCAATTCATCATAGTCCGTTCGATGCGGCGCCATTGCGCCACCAATCATTCCCCAATGCTCATACTTTTCAAGCTCCTCGCGCCAAGGATGTTTCCATTCACTCTCCTGTAGGTTGCGGGTTATGAACTCTGCGGCCTTGGCGCCTTCATGGATCATGATGCGCGGTTTCTTCAACTTAGCGGGCGGATGTGGCTTCCAGAACGGCAGCGCACCGTCCGGTTCCATACAACGCCATGCCCCATCACTCCAATACGTCCACGGTGGATAGATTTTTGTTCCATCTTGCAGAATGCGGCGCTCTTGTACCATGATGATCCCGCTCTCCTTGCGAGAATGAAATTCGTACAAGGTCGATGCGCCAGTAACAAGCGGCCGCAATGCGTCGATGTTCCTTGCCAAGATTGAATGGGGGAATTTCTCGGTAACAAGCGCAGCCTTGATTGCTTCGGCTTCTTCCTTCGTTGGCGCATAGTCTTTGTTGTTACATGTTATGTTACCGTCCTTGTCGATGCGGATGATGGCCCGTTCTGCGTAGTATGTGCCGTGGTACTCCTTGACCATGTATCTTTTAAAGTTTAGCTCCTCCGCTCCCACACGCTCGATGTAAGCGCAGAGGACCGGGATGGTTTTGTGGAAAAGCGGCTGTGCGCCGCGTGGTTTCTTCTTCGCCATCGTATTCCCCGAAATTAAGGACGCGGAGCCTCTTCCATTTTTTCTGATTTTTAAACCGCTTTCTTTTTCAGAAAAATTGGCGGACTATTCCCAGAGAGAGGATGAAACATGGATCCAGCAGTCGCAGCGGCAATCAAAGCCAGTAAGTCGGAAGTTCCAAACGATAAGCTAGAGGCCATCCAAGCGGAAGCCAAAAAAGCGAGGGACCTAGAATTTACCATTGCAGAACTAGAGGCGAGAGTTAAGGAGCACCGTTCACGTCTCAATACTATCTACATCGAGACGCTTCCACAGATGATGATGGAGGTTGGGATTGATCATATTGGCCTCGCCAAGGAAGGCAACTATGCGGGTTACGATTACAAGTTGAAGAAATTCTACCGCGCCAACATCGCCGCAAGATGGGACGATGAGAAGCGCGAGCAGGGTTTTGCCTACGTCAAGCGTATGGGTGCCGAGGACCTAATCAAGACAGAGGTTGTCGTACTGTTCCCCAAGGGTGGTGTAGCACTAGCCAAGAAACTTGTTGCGTTTGCTAAAAAGATGAAAGTGAATATCAAGATTGGAAAGAAAAAAATTGCTAAACCTGTTACGGTGGAAATATCCCGTGGTATTCATTCTGGTACTTTATCAGCATGGCTTCGGGAGCTAGTCGAGAAGCATCATAAATTTCCCAGCGTAGCCGATTTGGAAAAGATCGGAGGCACGATTGGGGTTGTCGTTGAACCTGAGGAAAGGAAAGAATGATGGCAAAGGAAGTGTCGAAAAAAGAAGCAGGACTGCCAGCGTACCTTAAAGACAAAAAGATGCAGGGTGCTGGTGTATCAACTGATCAAGCTGATATGTTGATACCTATGCTGCGTATCCTCCAGGCACTCTCGCCAGAGGTTGAGAAGAAAGGCATAAGCTATCTGCCTGGAGCGGAGCCGGGAATGGGCTTACTGAAGAATGCACCTAATCCTCTCATTGATATGGACAAGGGCATTTTGTTTCAGCCGGTCTACGCCAACAAGGCAGTTGTGGAATGGATACCACGGCAGTCCGGTGGCGGTGGCGGTGGCGGCTTCGTTGGAACGTATCCAGAGATGCCAAAGACAGCTACACAGGTCCCTGATCCGAATAATCCAAAGCGGATGCTGACTGTGAATAAGGAGAATGGTAACCTGCTTGTAGAGACACGCTATCACGGTGGCTTCATTATAGATGAAGAGGGAAAAGCACCACCAATGCCGGCTGTGATCCCCTTCTCCTCGACCGGCCACACGGTTGCCAAGGGCTGGAATACGCTCATGGCGCAAAAGATATTTGAAGGGCAACGAGTGGATTCATGGGCAGTGTACTATCGAATAAGGACAAGGCTCAAGGTCCGTGGTACCCAATCATGGTACATCTTCGATATCACCGATGCTGCGACACCAAGTGAAGAAAATAGTCATCTTGGCTATGTAGCACCTACGCCATCTGATTTTGACCGGGGCAAGGCGCTGTATGATTCACTCGCCTCCGGCAAGATGAAGTTTGAGCAAGGCGTGGCCGATGATGGCGACCACGACGATGACGGAAAGATGTAAATGAATAAGTGGTCTGGAAATGAATGGGCATGTGGCGTTCAATGCCCTTGGAGGTGGTTGCGTTGGGCTCATCCTCTCCGCTGCCCTTCAGGCTGCTGTGGTCACCAAACGCAGCGCTTTCGATTTCTGGGGCAACCCCAAACGCACGGGCCACTCATTTTCCCCCGCACCGCAGTCCTGTTTTTTCCGTGTGGCAAGGATTGCTAGAAGGAAGGTTGGCGATAGGCGGGCAATGTCGTCAAACCCTTACTGGTGGCACGGATAACCAGTCATTTGCCGTTATGCGTAGCGGCAGGGTGTCCCTACCGATGGGACTGCGGTTGTGGGTGACGTAGGTTAGGAACCCTCAATTTTTAGGAGAGCAAAATGCCGAAGTCAAAGAAGAAGGTCGTTGCTAGGAAGGCGGTTGCCGGTGGACGCAAGATGCGGGAGATTATGGGACGCTTCGACGACATCGAGCGTAGGATCGTGGCGCTAGAAAATCTTCACGCCAAGAAACAAATGGAGCCGGGAGGAGTGGCGGGACCGGTTGGGGACCCAACGCCATGAGCGACACGCAATGGTACGCGGTGCGTTGTTGCTGTACGCCTCAGAAAATTTTCGGCTTTCTCAATTTGCCAATGAACATCAGAATGGCAAGGGTGAGGCTAAAATCTGGCGAGCTTGTCGAGATACAAATCAAACAAAGCTGTCGAGCGAGTGTGCAATTTGCTCCGAGCAGCCTTAGTCCAGAGATTGACCATATTGAACAGCATTATGAAATGGCAATTTATTCGGAGGAGCGGCCAATCCAATTCTGGCGAGAGGTCGAAGGATTTATGGAGGTGGTATGAATGAAATTAAACTTCTTTGAAATGATTGAGTTGAAAGGACGTAATGGTGGCAGACACAGTTGGCGATTTAAAATTGGTGTGTGGCTTGCCAAGCGGGTGCTGACTGCCTTGGCTAATGACAAGCAATTGCGAAAAGAATTGGGTGCGATTGTTCAAGTGGAAGGGAAAGAATGATCATCATCGGGGCTGGGATGGCTGGGCTGCTCGCAGCGAATATGCTACGACGCTATAAGCCGCTTGTAGTCGAGAAGGCTGCAGCAATTCCAAACAACCATAGCGCCGTGCTACGCTTCCGCTCCTCGATAGTCGGGGACACACTCGGCATTCCTTTTAAGAAGATTAATATGATCAAGACGGCGGTGCCGTGGCGCAACCCTGTGGCCGATGCCTTGATGTACTCTTATAAGAACACCGGAACACGGCGCTCAGACCGTTCCATAATATCCGGCCTCACAGCTGAGATCAGATACATCGCGCCTTCGGATTTGATCGCACAAATGGCCAAGGACGTTACCATTACCTACAATATTGAATTTAAATTTGATGCGAGGGTCAACAAGCCAATCATCTCAACAATCCCCATGCCGTTTCTTATGAAGGCTCTGGGATACGATCCAGGACCGGATATCAACTTCACTTGGGCCGCTGGCGAGACGCTGCGCGCAACGATCAAGGACTGCGATGCCTATGTCTCGCTGCTCGTTTCTGATCCTGATTACAAATTCTCCCGGCTCTCTATCACAGGAAGTGAATTGTTTGTCGAGACGCACAACGCAAAAGCTGGCGCCATCGTACTTTCCCAAGCAGCGGACCTTTTGGGAATACCAATGAGTGAATTCTTTGATGTCAAGATCAAGTCGCAAAAATTCTCCAAGATCAATCCAATCGACGACAACGCCCGCAAGCGGTTCATGCATTGGGCGACCGTCACACATAACATCTACAGCCTTGGACGCTATGCCACTTGGCGTCCCTCCCTTCTCCTCGATGATCTTGTCAATGACCTACGGCTCATCGAGCGTTGGGCGCAACAAGGCCACAAATATGAGATCGCAAAAGTATCTTAACCAGAGAGGATGAAATGAAAAATTCAAACCAAGCGAAAGCAGCACGTGCCAGATGGGCTGATCCTATTTACAGAGCAAATCAACTAAAAGCCATACGTGCAAAATTATCCGATACTTCTTATACAAAACGGCGACTCAAAGCACTGCGTACTTCTGAGTACAGAAAACGTCGAAGCAAAGAAATGTTCGCTCGCTGGGCTGATCCTGTTTACAAAGAACGTCTAAGTAAATCTATACGTCTCGCATTATCTGATCCTGTAGTTCGAGAACGTCAAAGTAAAATTATGCGTGCCATATGTGCCGACCCTAAGAATAAAAAACGTCGAAGCAAGGCCATGCTTGCTATCTGGGCTGATCCTGTTTACAGAGAGCGTCGGGTCAAAGCTATGCTTGTTACATTTTCTGATCCAGCAGTCCGAGAACGTATAAGTAAATCATTGCGCGCTAGATGCGCTAATCCAGAACGCAGAGAAAAGATGAGTAAGACTATGCTTGCTGTCTGGACTGATCCTGCTTACAGAGAGCGTCACAAAAAAGCTGTACTTGCTTCTATACAGACTCCTGCTCACAAAGAACGTCAAAGTAAACAATCTCGTGCTCGATGGAAAAATCCTGAATACAGAGAAAAAATAAGCAAAGCCCTACGTGCTAGGTGGATTAATCCTGAATATAAAAAACAAGCATCTAAAAAGATGTCCATCAGAATGCAAAAAGAAAAACAGCTCATCCAATTTGCTAAACAAATCCTCAAAGAGACAGGAGTTGAACTATGATTGAACTCAATCCAATCTACGGCGGTCCTGGTATCCACAAAAGCAAGACTGTGAGCCCATATGAAGTGTTGAAAAGGATCATGGATGAGATGCCGAATGCAACAGGAGGGCAAACTTTTCGACCTTTTGCTGATGCCATGAAAAATGATCCTGAGATGTTAGACGCTTGCTTGGAATATTGTCATACCAATTTCCGTAGCAGCATTGAAGGTTTGATGCGAAGGAGGAAAAAGCCAAGGTCAACTCCGGAGGAGGAAAAAGCAACCAAGGAAAAAGTTGCTGTTGCTATTGAGGCTGTTAAGAAAACACTGATCCTCGATCACTTTATGCCGAATGGTAAGAGGCTCCGCGATTGTACATTTGGCTATATTGGAAAGATTGGTGGGCAATTCCAAAGTCTTAGTAAAATGGGAAAACCAGAGCAAATCATTGGCAAAAAACTTTCCAACAAACAAGTTGCAGCGGCTATGAGAGGAGCTACCAAATGTTAGTCGATCCAAAATGGGAAGTGAAATTCAAAGCCAGTGAAGTATTGCGTCATGCCGCGCAATACCTAGAGACGCACGGTTGGTGCCAACACGCGATGCAATATAAAGGCCGTGTCTGCCTGTTTGGCGCAATCCGCGCTGTGAACCGGTGTTCTGAACTATCGGTTGAACTTGAAATTACCAACCGGCTCCGCAAGACAATAAGGCACACTCAGGTTACGTCATGGAACGATGCCACAGGACGTACCAAGCAAGAGGTCATCGACGTACTAAACAAAGCAGCGAGAGGATGAAATGAAAGTCGATCTGATAGACTACACCGGCGCAGGTCGTGAAGACCCAGCCAAATATGCGGCCGGAATTTTGATCTTTACCAAGTCAACACGGTTGGAGATGCAACCAGACTTGTTCGCTGAAATTATGTTCTGGCCAGAACAGAAGGTGCTAGAGGAATTGCGCTACATGGCCAACACAATTCCTTCCTCTTGGGAATTTGTTGACTACACATTCCTAATTCGAGATGTGAGCCGCGCCTTCACGCATCAATTTGTTCGCTCCCGGCAATTCTCCTTTGCGCAGCAAACAATGCGCGTGTTGAACGTAGAGGGTTGGGATTATCTGTCCGGTCCCTCGATTGACAACCGCAAATTAAAAACCGGAGAGGACCTAACAATCAGGGACAGCTATGATGGCGCCATGGCCGTTATCGCAGACACCTATGATGAATTGATCGAGGCTGGTGCTGAGATTGAAGATGCGCGTGGCATTCTCCCAACCAATATTTTAACCAACATCGTAGCAAAGTGTAACATGCGGACCTTTGTAGAGCTAGTCCGCAAACGCTCCTCGCCACGCACGCAGGACGAATACCGCAATGTGCTAGACGCGATGCAGATTGAAGTGATGGGCGTACATCCGTGGATCCGGCTCTTCACCGCTCGCACATTTGAGACAGCAGCCAAGGACCTCGATGAACGCATCAAGAACCTCGACATTCCAAACGTCCAGCGTCTCGAAATGATCAAGCTGGTCGATCAAATGCGAGGGCAGTCTTGATTATCCCACCACCTAATTGTGAACATCTAGACAACTGGCGCTGTTGTAAGCTACCGAGCCATAGCAATTGGTTTTTGCGGCTTTTCAATTTGCGACCTCCATGTATCCTCGACCGGGCAGACCGTCCACGCGATGGTGAATGGATCTGTCCAGATCAAAAACCACGTCCACGTCCACGTCCCCCAATGACAAGCAGCGGTGTCAAACAAAAATGAAGTCAATTCTAGTAGACATTGACCATACGCTCTCCAACGCATTCTGGCGGGACGCGATGATTGGCTACTCGACTTGGGATGAATATCATTTAGCTTCGGAGCGGGATGAACCGCTGCATGACGTTGTCGATATAATTCGCATACTGCGGTCTGTCTATTCAATCATTGGAATAACGGCCCGTCCAGAAAAATTCCGCATGATGACAAACCGGTGGTGTTTGTTACATCAGGTCCCACTTGATGAACTGCTCATGCGGCCTGATGAGTTGTTTCTTCCGGCTCCGGAGATTAAGCTTGGCCTCATCAATAAGAGATTTATCAATCCACAGCAGGAGATCAAGCTGGCCTTGGAGGACCGGGAGGATTGCTGTAACATGCTGCGTGGCCTTGGCATAACTGTTCTACAGGTATTTGGGAGAAAGGTATGAAGCTCTGTATCACGATGATTTCAAACCGGCCACTTATGGCGAAGGAGCGTTGGCTGTCGAGCGTTCACAAGCTCGATCCGCTGCGGGCAAAAATTGATACGGTCTTTTCCTTCGTGTTTGAGGAACCGTTCACGTCAGAGGATGCGTTACCTTACACAGCCCTCGGTGCGACCAAGATCGTAAAGAAGCGCAACGCAAAAAGATTTAACTGGTGGCCAGATCGCAACGAAGTAATGAAACAAAGCCCAGCTGACATTTATCTTATGACGGATGATGATTGCCGCTTTGGCGGGCCAACAACCAGCGGCTACACATCTTGGAAACGCTACCACGACGCAATTCTGTACATGGAGAAAAATCCTAGTTGCGGCGCTGTGTGTATGCTTCCATTCCTTGGTGGGGCGCCATCGGGCAAAAAGATTTTAATTGCTGAGGATGACTTGTTTGCCTTAGGAAGTGGCTTGCTATTGCGACGGCTTCCGGACCTCGACTACAGCCACAAAGTTTTTGATATACCGGGAGCCTTGGATGAATCAGGTGCGGTGTTCTCGCGGATTGAACGTGGCTACTATACAGCCAAGACCTTTAACACACCAACATTCCGCCCACCGACCAAGAAGGTAGAGCCGGGAGCCGCGCACCCCGGTTACGATGACGATTATATCAACACAAAGGGACTTGGGAGCGTGATCCGCAAACGCTACAACGATCCGACTTGGCATCATAACGCCAGACGGATACCGCATGGCTGTTTGGCGAGCTACCATATTCAATGCAAGCTTCGTGGATTCAAACCTCGATACGGAGAGCCAAATGAAAACAGTGCCGCAGCGGCTGAGTGACCTCGGTGAGATGTACAAGGAGCGCAATAAAAAATACGGCAGCAACTATCTGGAATTTGGCGCCATCATGAAGGCGATGTTTCCAATGGGGCTGCGGCTAGAGACGGAAGAGGAGTTCAACCGTTTCACAATTTTTGTACAAGCCTTTGCCAAGTTTACCCGCTATGCTAAGGCAATCAAGAGCGGAGGTCATGCCGACAGCCTTGATGATATCTCAGTGTATTGCCAAATGATGCGGGAATATGACGACGCGATGAAAGGCTTTTCATCAAAGCCTCCAGTTGATTGGGGACCAAAATCTCAAGTGGAACTAGAAACAAGCGCGATTAGGGAAATGCGAGGTGGCTGATGCGAGCTTTGTTGTACGATACGGAGACGACTGGCTTGCTCTCCAATCATACGATGAAGATCATTCATCAGCCTCACGTCATCGAATTTTACGGCTGCGTTGCTAGTCTTAAGACCGGCAAAATTGAAAAAGAAATGAATGTGCTTGTGAAACCTCCAGTTAAGATTGAACAGGAGATCACAAACATAACAACGATCACCGATGAGATGGTGAAGGATGCACCGAGCTTTGACCGCGTTGCTGTTGACATTTTCTCCTTCCTAGAAGGCGCACCAGTCATCTTCGCGCACAATGCTTCCTACGATAAGGAGATAATTGATCTGGAAGCGGAGCGGCTAAAGCGTACAGTCAAATGGCCGCGCATGGTTTGTACAGTTGAACAGACTGTCTCCTTGCGCGGTATTCGTCTCTCACTTAGCGATTTACACGCGTATCTTTTTGGTGCTCCCTTCGCAGGAGCTCATCGCGCCGAAGCTGATGTCAAGGCTCTGTTGCGTTGTTGCGTTGAACTTTACAAAAGAGACGTGCTATGATGTTTGGTGATCTACATCCTGTTATCCAAATCATAATTGTTGTGATCATGGTAATTTTCCTCTGTGTAGCAATTTGGTATGGTGGCCTATGAACCGCACACGTCTTCCAAATCGCCGTGCTGCTGAGACAATGAACTTTTCCGTCGATGGACAAAACTATATTCTAACCGTTGGACTTTTCCCCGACTCAGGAAAGGTCGCGGAAATTTTTATCAACTCTGGAATGCGGCTTGGGTCGATGTCGGATATCAACGCTGTGGACGGAGCCTTTGCTGTTTCGCTCGCACTCCAGTATGGTTGTCCGCTAGAGGTTTTGCGAACAGGAATGAAACGCAACGCTGATAGCACGCCCCAAGGTCCGCTCGGCGCTGCGCTCGATACGATCATCAAGGAGAGGAAATGACCAACAAGGATATCATAGAGGCTTTTCAAAAAGAAGAAAAAGCAATCTTTGATGCGTTGTCGGATTGGTTTGCATCGCAAGACGTTCCGCCTGAGATTGCCTGGTTGGTTTGTGCAGATATGATTGGAACAATTTGCTTGGCGATAGCAGAGAACGAAAAAGAAAAAGAGCATATTATAAATACTGCGATTGAAGTAATAAGAGAAACTGCGGAGGGAAAATGACCGCGAATGATTTTGAAAAATTTATAAAGCTCATGATGATGACGACATCGGATCATGAGCAGGAAGCCTTGGTTGCGCTCCGCAAGGCCAACGCCTATCTCGCAGGAATGAATCGCAATTGGGAAGAGGTCCTGCGTGGTAAGGTTACAATCGTGGGAGGAACAACTCAACGGCCAGATAATTTTGTCAAACACGACAACGCTCAGGATATAGACGCGATGTTTGATATACTGCTACAAACCGTTCCACTACATTCCTCCTTTCGGGAATTTGTAGATGACGTTCATGAGTATTGGGAGAAGCGTGGATACGTTACAGATGCGCAGTACAAGGCGCTGAAGCGCGCAGTTGAAAGGGCAAGGGCATGACACAACGTCTAGGTGATGCTCCAATTGAACCGAAACACCACGAGTTTATGAATGCGTTAGCGCATGCGATTGATAAGATGTTCAACGGTGATATGAAAGGCAAAGACCGCAAGATTGGTTTCATCTTAATGGTATTCAATTTTGACGACAACAAAGGCCGTACCAACTATATCAGCAACGCTGATCGCAAGGACGTTGTTACGATGCTCAAGGAGCAGATTGCACGATTTGAAGGTCAGCCAGAAATGGAAGGGCACGGATGAGGCATCATTGCACTTGTCATCCGTCCGAAGCTCCTTGGCCGTGTGCTCGATATTATGCCTACAATGAGTGCGCAGCTACACCACTTTGGAAAAGGATTTGGAGAGCGATAACGTGCGCATAAGAACCGGCTTCAGTTTCCGCACCGCTGTGGGGCATCTGGAAGATGTGATGTCCCGCATCAAGGAGATTGGATGGAACGTCGCGCCCATATCAGATCGCTGCTCGACCTTTGGCTTTGTAGACTGGACTGAGCTTGCCATAAAAAATAACCTGCGGCCACTCTATGGCGTGGAGCTTGCTGTGGTCCCGGAGCTAGGTGCGAGCAAGCCAGTCATCGACTATTGGACCTTCTTTGCAAAGAAAAGCTTGAAAGACTTGCACGAGCTAATTGCGATCGCAACCGGCCATCCGGGAAAGGAACCAAGTCTGCTCTATAGCGAAGCAATGAGTGCGAAGGGATTGATCAAGATTGCCGGTGAACGGGTTTTGCTAGAGCATGTGAAGAAACCAACAAAAGATTTTTTTGTTGGTTTATCCCCATCCCTTCCAAAAATTACATACAAGGAGGCGAAGAAGCGCAAGCTCAATTTCATAGCAACGAGTGATAACGTCTACCCGAGGGAACAAGACAAGGAATTTTACCGCGTGGCGCTAGGCTGGCGCTCCGGGACGCAGACCTATCCGCAGCACATTCTCAAATACGACGAATGGATGGAGGCGTGTTGGCAATTCTCCAATGAGGATAAAAAAGATGCGATGTGTAATATGGGAATTGCCTTCACATATTGTAACGCTGAATTGAAGAAGGCCACGCTGCTAGTCCCGGAGAAGCCCAAGAGCCTCCTCACGATGTGCGAGGAGGGTGCTGCCCGTTTAGGCATTGATCTGAAGAATGAGGTCTACAAAGCCCGTCTCAAAAAGGAGCTAGACCTAATTGCGGAGAAAAAATTTGAGGACTATTTTTATATCATTGCGGATATGATTGCCTATGCCAAGACCAAGATGATTGTTGGTCCTGCGCGTGGATCCTCTTGCGGCTCCTTGGTCTGCTATCTCATCGGTATCACTGCCATTGATCCTATTCCCTTTGACTTAATCTTTGAACGGTTCATCGACACAACCCGCGTTGACCTTCCGGATATTGATATTGACTTCTCCGATGAGCGGCGCAGCCTTGTTTTTGACTACGTCGAAAAGAAGTATGGCAAGGATCGTGTTGCGAGGCTTGGCACTGTTATGTCCTTTCAGCCACGATCCGCGATGAAGCAAGCGGGAGCCGTCCTAAAAATTCCGGTGTGGCGAGTGGAGAAGGTTCTTGATGGCTTGATTGAACGGTCGAGCGGAGACAGCCGCGCACTACAGGCTCTGGAAGATACACTCAAGGATACCGAAGCCGGAAGAGATATGCTGAAGGAATTTCCAGAGGTCCTAATTGCCCAAGGTATGGAAGGGCACCCTGCGACAGCGGGCCAACACGCGGCTGGCGTCGTTATAACGCAGGAGCCAGTTATCAAATACGTCGCAATTGATAAGCGGACCAATGCGACGATGTGCTCAAAATACGATGCGGAGAAATTAAATCTTTTAAAGATTGACGCATTGGGTCTCACGCAGCTTTCTATCTTTGAACGGACGCTAGAGTTGATCGGTGAAAAGCCAATCAACGGCTACCTCGAAAAGCTGCCGCTCGATGATAAGAAGGCTTTTGACGTTCTCAACTCCGGAAACTTCTCCGGAGTTTTTCAATTCACCGGCCTCGCATTACAATCCCTTACCAAACAGATCAAGGTTGAACACATCGAGGACATGATTTCAATTACAGCGCTGGCACGTCCCGGTCCTATGGCCTCTGGCGGAGCGAATGAATGGGTGAAGCGAAGGACAGGGATGGCGCCAGTAACGTATCCGCACGAATTGTTCAAACCCTATCTCGAAAAGACCTTGGGGATTGTCGTCTACCAAGAGCAGGTGATGGAGATTGGCCGCAACATAGGTGATTTGACTTGGGATGATGTTACGCTGCTCCGCAAGGCAATGTCAAAAAGTCTCGGCAAGGAGTATTTTGATCAATTCGGTAACAGATGGAAGGCTGGCGCTATCCAAAAGGGAATACCAGAGCACATTCTGACGCGTGTCTGGGATGACTTGTGTGCGTATGGGTCGTGGGCTTTTAACCGGTCGCACTCGGTAGCGTATGGTCTTGTGTCCTACTGGTCCTGCTGGTTGAAGGCCCACTACCCAATTGAGTTTGCGGCCGCCACGCTCGATGCCGAAGCAGACGCACAAAAGCAAATCTCCCTTCTGCGTGAATTGTCGCAAGAGGGCATTGAATATATTTCCGTCGATCCAGATCATTCAACCGATAAATGGACGCCAGTGCAGAAAGGCAATCGTCACATTCTCGTTGGACCGCTCACGTCGATAAAAGGAATTGGTCCAGCGAAGATGGCAGAAATAATTGATGCGCGGAAAAGCGGAACAGAACTTAAGCCGGGAGTTGCGAAAGCTCTCGCCAATGCCAAGACTGATATTGATACGCTCTCTCCCGTCGCTGATACGATCAAGCGGCTCCATCCCAACCTAGAAGCGATCAACATCACATCAACACCAACTCCGATTAAGGAGGTCCAGTGCGGCATCAGGGGACCAGTCTTGATCCTAGCCGTCGCAAAGTCAATAGCGCCACGCGATGACAACGATGCGCAGAAGGTCGCACAGCGCAACGGAAAGCGCGTGTGGGGGCCATCCATGGCGCTCAATATGTTCCTGCGAGACGACACAGATGAAATTTTCTGCAAGGTTCACCGTTCGCAATTCGAGACACTAGCACGTCCGATAATTGAAACTGGCCGTGCTGGGAAAGCTCTCTATGCGATCAAGGGATCAGTCCCAGATAACTTCCGGATGATCTGGGTCGAGCGTGTCAAGTTTCTTGGGTTCATGGACGATGACTGACGGCAATCTCCGCTCGATCTTTCAAACTTACATTCCGCAATTCCATTGGCAAGCCGTTGAGACGTGGTCAACCGGGCAAGGCGTTCCAGATTGTAACTTTTGCGGCAAAGGAATTGAAGGTTGGATTGAAAATAAACGTACTGCTGCTTGGAAGGTTGATATGCTTCCGGAGCAAGTCGGTTGGATTGAAAGAAGGTTGCGCGCTGGTGGAAGAGTTTTTATTGCAGTGAGACGAAAACATTTTGGCGGAATTAAAAAAGGCAAGCCAGAAGATGAACTGTGGCTCTTCAACGGAGGCGCGGCGCGGCATTTGGCGAAAGCCTCCCTGCGGGAGGTCCCGTCCAGTTTTCTCCTTGGAAAGTGGTCCGGAGGCCCTTCCGGCTGGGATTGGTTAAAGTTGCGTGAAAACCTGCTGCGGCTCTAGGGAAAATAATTCATTAAATCTGACTTCTTTCTCTTTTCTTTTTCCTCCGGATAGGCGATAACTAAGTACCGGTTCACCCCGGTTGCGGCCTCCTCGGCCTAAGTAGCTCCCCAGCCAGACGAAGGCGAGCGCAAGAGGACCTGACACGGTAGAGGCTCCCGCGAACGCAAATGCGGAATGGAGGGCCGCTGGTTTCCGAGAAGGTGACGACCACCGCGAGACGATGCGGGGTGATATGCGCAACCAACCAAATGACAAAATGGAAAGCGTGACTGATGGGCGCACCGCAGTAGCGAGTTGACCCAAGCGTTGCTAAGCACACCGCAGTAGCGAGTTGACTTAGGCTCTCCGATTTAATTCGGTGAATGGACAAACGCGCAGCAAATGGAAAACGAAATAGAAAAGCGAAGCGAGATTAAAACATCGCTTCGCTTTTTCTCTTCCACTAAAAAATCTTTCAGATTTTTTAGTCGAGGCAAATCGCAAACAGAGAGAGGACAAGATGACATACCTACAAGCGAATGATGAGACACCGGACTACTCCTGCGGCTATGTGGATGGATTGGAAGGACGTACGCACAACTGTCCTGCTGGTGTGGATGAAGACTTGTACACTGAAGGTTATGAAGCTGGTACTGAGCGACGTAAGTAAGTGATCTGGCCCTTTGGTGGGGCTTAACGAAGAGGATGAGAGAAATGGAAACCATTAGAATGTTTCGCAACAATTGTACATTGGTTGCGATCAAGGAAGTCACCGGAGCGGATGATGCCGCGGTGCTCGCTGCGGTCCGCAAGCACAACTACAAAGACAACCACGGCATGTACGCAGATGACTATATGGCTGCGGCGCGTGACCTTGGAATTAAGTTTGGCGAAATGAAACCAACGTTCCAACTTCTTCCTACCAGTGGAACGATCAGCGGTTGGGCAACAAAGCGTCCAACTCTTAAGTCTGTGATCGCAAAACTGACCAAGGGAACATTCTTCGTGCGAACCCGTCGCCACGTTCTGGTCGTGCGTGATGGAGCGGTTATTGATCACAATTGGAGCAAGCCGTCGCTTGGCCGTGAGACTTTTGACTATGTTGAGGTCCTCAACGCTCATAAGCCGGTTAAGACCGGCGTGCTGAAGGTTGCGCGGCGCAATTCCCGGAAGTATGGAACAAGCGCATGGGTCATCGGCCAGAGAGCCTTTGACTACATCCGGGCAAATCCGAAAGCGACGGCTGAGGATGTTCTGAAGAACTGCCCAGGCTACAAAAAGAATTGGCTGGCTTGGGATATGAAACGTGGTAACATCGTAGAAGTTTAAACATCGAAACAAAGGAGAATGAAAATGTTTGTTGTCTATCATATCGCTTCCACGCACATGGTTGGTCCTGCTCCGGGATACGCTAGTCCACATACAATGTATGCCCGTACTTATAAGACGGCGCACATGGCGAAGCGGACCTGTGATAAGTTTAACGCCAAGGAGCATCGTACTTGGGGTGGTGAGACGCTTGAAGGTCCTGGCTCCTATGGCTGGTGCTCCGCTGACCACTACCAGAAGCGGGTTGTGCGGATGGTTGAGCGTACCAATATGATGTCAGGAAAAAAGTTCATGGAGCCGAGCAACACTCCGGGTTACATGAGCCCTTCGTCCGAAGCTTACTGGTCTATGTGAGGTGATCATCGAAGCGGGGCAGCGTGCTGCCCCGTCACGATGCGATCCTGCATCAAACAGAGAGGATGACTAAAATGAAAATGCTTGCTAGCTTTGAACTCCAAGCGAATGATCCTACAGTAGCTCCCTGCCGTATCGTGCTCGTTGATACGGAGGCCGGTTACCATCCGCTTGTTACTTGGTTAGAGAACACAGCAAATGGTGGCCGCGTTTGGGGCCACTACTTCTCCCGCGAACAAGAGACGGAAGCCAGAGCAGACTTCATGGCCCGTGTAAAGAGAGGATACTAGAATGACTTTAAGTTTTGAACGACGCGTGTACATCGTTAAGCGGATCGCACGCCTCACCGACAAGCTGAACAAGATCAACAATCTGTACGCTTGTCGATCCCACTCTGGTCATCCGGAGGATATCAAGGTGCGTGAGTCTCTAAAGAAGGATCGTGCCTCAACGCTGGCTTCGCTTAAGCGTTGGGAAAAGCAACTTGGCATTCAGGCCTAGTGGACCGAGGGTAACACTCGACTCAGCCGCGACGGCAACGGGAGTGCGCATAGCAACAAGACGGGGTTGTGGTCCTTGGTCCACTGCATGGTAGGCATACCATTGAAACCCCGTAAGCCGTCATTTAACTTCAAACACAGAGAGGATGAAATGACTACAATCTTTGCTATCCTAGTATGTACAAAAATTCTATCAACTGGACAAGAAGGCTGCATATTTCAGAACAATATGCCAATCTTTAGTTCAGTTGAACAGTGTAATGCAACAATCGACAAAATTGGTAGGCGTGAAACCTTCCAAGCTGTAGCCCTAGAACGATTGTGCGTGAAGAAAGAAACATCAACTTGGCAACTTGCCAAATAGTCAAATCAAACAGAGAGGATGAAACGATGAACTGGAGTGAACAACAAGCCGCGTTTCTCGATTGGTCAGTCAACGGGACCGGCTCATGCGTACTGGAAGCCGTCGCTGGCGCGGGCAAGACCACGGTCCTGCTCGCGGCCGCAGAGCAGATGCCCGGAGCCGTCGCAATCATGGCGTACAATAAAAAGATTGCGGTTGAGATCGAGGGCAAGCTGAAGAAGAAGGGTGTGGACGGGAAGAAGGCGAAAGCCGGCACGGTTCATTCCTTTGGCTTTGGCGCGTACCGCAAGGCCAACGCCAGAGTGAAAGTGGAAGGCTTCAAGGTCGCCAACCTTGTAGAGAATTTGCTTCCACAAAACCACCCGTTGGAAAAGTATTCTGAAATGGTGGTGAAGCTGGTTAGCCTCGCCAAGCAGACTGCGCTTGGCATCTTCGGATCGGTCGAGGATACCGCAGAATGGTTTGCGATCGCAGACCACTATGATGTATTTGAAAGCGACAACGGTCCTGTACCGGCTGAGGAGCTAGTCGAGACAGCGAAGCTCGCCTTGCGGGCTTCCAACGCGCAAAAGGAGATCATCGACTTTGATGATATGATCTATTTGCCGCTGCTGTTCCGCCTTCCGTTCTTTCAATACGATGTTGTGATGGTAGACGAAGCGCAGGACACAAACGCTGCGCGCCGTGCGCTGGTGCGGGCGATGGTAAGGAAGGGAGGCAGAGTCATCGCAGTCGGTGACCGGCATCAGGCAATCTACGGCTTCACCGGAGCCGATGCGAACAGCCTCGACCTGATAGCGAATGACTTTAATTGCGAGCGGCTTCCGCTCACAATCACCTATCGCTGTCCGAAGAATGTTGTGGCCTTCTCTCAGCGTTGGGTAAGCCATATCACCGCTGCTGAGGCTGCGCCCGAAGGGACAGTTTCAGCAACGACTGTTCCGGAGTTCATGAAGCGGAATGATCTGAACGGTGATGCTGCGATCCTCTGCCGTGTAACGAAGCCGCTTGTGTCGTTAGCCTTCCAACTGATCCGTGCGCGTATCCCTTGCCGCATCGAGGGACGTGACATCGCTGCTCAGATCAAGAAGCTGATCACGCGCTGGAAGGTCGCGGACCTCGATGCGCTTGAAGTGAAGCTCGATGACTTCCTAGCAAAGGAGACGACCAAGCTCCTCGCAAAGAAGCAAGAGGCCAAGCTGGCCGTGGTAGAAGACAGCGTGGAGACGATCCGCGTTATCATCGACCAGTGCCGGCAGGAAGGTAAGGAGACAATCAGCGACGCAACGGCATATGTGGACAGCATGTTCGCGGATGACGTAACGGGCTTGCTGGTACTCTCGACCATCCACAAGGCCAAGGGACGCGAATGGGAGAAGGTCTTTTGGTTGGACCGTCCCGGCACCTGCCCGTCCAAATGGGCGCGGCAGGAGTGGCAGCAGGAACAGGAGCGCAATCTTATGTATGTTGCTGCGACGCGAGCCAAGGCTGAATTGATTGAGTTGGCTCTAGCAAAGAAGGAAGGGTGATCATCGCAGGACGGCTCCTCAGTGGGAGCCGTCTCACGATGCGATCCTGCATCAGAAGAGAGGATGAGAAAATGAAATACATAATTGTTCTGCTAGTCGGATTGGTGGCTTCGTTGACATCAGCGGAAGCAAGTTGGCGCTCGCCTGTTGACGGTACTAAGTCAGGATATTGTATGAGTGCTTATTCCGGTAGGCCCATCAGTCAATACTGGGCTAGGGATATTCGCTTTTGCCCTGAGAACCGAAAACAAAAGCCAAAGGTAAAAAAGGTCAAAACGGTTTCTGTAGAGCCGTACGCAAACCTCACACTGGACGAAGCTCAGCGGCAGGAGTTTGTACCGCAAGTCTCCGTCTACGAGACAATTGACCGCGTGTTGAGTTTGCCGAAGGGTACCACGTTGCAGTCGTTGCGGATGCCTCCGTATGACGGCACCGAGGCATATGCGCAGGTTAAATAGTGTAGCGCAGCGCGGCTCTTTCCGAAAGGAGCCGCGTCACGGTACACTTCTGTACCAAAACAGAGAGGATGAGACTATGTTAAAACAATTAGCAGTTATAGCCGGGGTGACGCTTGCGTTATCGGCTAGTGCGAAGGCTGACGTCAAACAATACTATCAATCTGGCGGTTGGACAAATTATGCCGGGACCGGCAACGATGGCTTGGTCTGCGGTATGAGCATCAAGAACCGTGATGCATCTCAGTCGGTGCATTTCAAATACTTCGCTAAGTCTGATAAAATCTACGTGCAGGTTTTCAAGGCCAGCTGGCGGATACCGGAAGGCACCAAGGTCGCAATTGAAGTCGGCTTTGATAAGGAGGCTTGGGGCGGTGTCGATGATGCCTATGGTGAGACCATGACTGGTAGCACCGGCTACAAGATGGGAGTCATTACCGTACCAATCAATCCAAAGTCTGTGTCCAGCTTCTTGCAGCAGGCATCTGAAGCAAACAGCATGTGGCTACGTTTCCCCAGTGGAAATGAAACGACATGGACTGCCGACATGACTGGGAGCCGCAGTTCTGTGGTTGCGTTCAAGATGTGCATCACAAAGGTCGGCGGCAATGGTAACACTCAACCGTATGGTAACACTCAACCGTATGGTAACACTCAGCCATTCGGTAAAAATGAAAAGCCCGATACTGGTGGTGACAAGCAAATGGAAAAACCATCGCCAGCGTTCAGACGTAAGCCGGGAGAGGGAGACGCATAAGATGCCAAAAAGAGTATTCACAGAAGAAATGTTTGCGTTGATCACGCAAATGGTCTCTCAAAATATGAAAGCCTCTGAGATAGCGGAACGGCTTGGTTGTAAGCTTGGCAGCCTTAAGGTCCGTTGCTCTCAACGCAAGATCAGCCTCCGTACTCCCAATTGGAAAGACGGAAGAAAGAAACGAGAGCCAAAAGTTTTGCCATGCGCGGTGGAACAAAAGGAAGAGGTGATCAAGTCAAGACCTCTGCTCACAATGCAATCGTCCTTGATGCTTAGCCGGGTTGCTGCCTCCCGGCTACGGCAACACGCAGAAACTTTAGGAATGACGGAAGCTGAATTGGCCACGTCGCTTCTTGAGCTGATAGCGAAAGATGATCTGTATGATGCCGTTCTTGACACGGCAGCGTAGTCCAGAAAGTTGTAGACTAAAGAAAAAGAACGGGGCACGCTCGGCTCTGTTCTTTTTCAATAGAGAGGATGAAATAATGCTGATACTAGAAAGCTGGGAATTTCCATTGGGGAAAACTACGATAAAGGAAGGCACTTGCTTCGTTGATATTGAGACGAAAAAAGTGCCAACCCCAAAAGGTTTCAAGGAAAAATTGTCTACTGGTTATCCAATGAGAAACCGGTGGGCTGCTTTTATGATTGGACTTGCTCATTGGGTCGAGGGTGAATTCATCTTGGATATTTTCTATGGTGATGAAGTCTCGCTTCTCGGTGAGTTTGAAATGAAAGTGGAGAAAGCCAAAAAGATTATTTATGGAGCAACGCGAAGCTTTGATGAAATGGTTTTGAAAGGCCGTTTCATAAATGCGCGTGACCGGTTTCTCGATAAGCCGGGACCTTGGCCTCACGTCTCTCAGAAACTTCCTTTTGTGAATGAAAGGAAAGCTCTGAAAAAATTTAATCGGCTCCCAGATGTTGCGTCTAAATTCGTTCCAGAATTTTGGGAAGTTGGAAAGACTGATGAAGTAATTTCTCATTGTGCCCGTGACGTAGCTGAAATGATTCTCTCCTACGATAACGGGAACAAAGTTTGTAAGGCAATTCTGAAAACTGAAAACCCTCATTTAACGTAGTCCAACACTTAAACAAAGAGGAGAGAGAGAAGGGAAATGCCGTATGGTTGCTCTGTGGCGGTATTAGTCCTTGGGCTCCTTTTAACCGCCGCATGGATTGGAACTGGCCTTTACTGGATCGGTTCCATTCTTTATAGTTTATTTTTCTAGGAGGAGAGGATGAAAAAAGATAGGATGGTGTTCGCAATTCACCCGGATGGAAACATCAGCGTGAGGCGTCAACAGAAGTCTCCGAAGCTTGCTCAACTACAAGAAGCTGTAGGTGGCTACATTCAGGAGATACCTCACTTCACCCGCTTTGAACACAATGGAGTGAGCTACACAAGAGGCGTTGCCTACTGTAATGAACACGGACGGAGAAAGGAGCTTCCGTTCAATGAGGCAGCGTCAAAGGCATGGAAGGTCTGTTTGGGAAATGCTCCGCTTTGGTATGAGCCGCATATCCTAGGCACAGTTGTTTTTGTAACAACTGCGAAGGGAGGAGAGGATGAAAGAAAGTGAACTGGAAATTTCTGACGATCTGTCTATTCCAAAATTCCTTCGTGTAACGGAAGCAGACAAAGAGAAGAGACGAAAGGCCGCTCAGCTGTACAGCCAAACTCATAAGACGGAAACGATTGCTGAGCGGTATGACTCCCGCAAGCCAGCCTCGATGTCTTGGGAGGAATGGGACCGGAGGCAGGTGGAGCGGAAGGAAGAGGAGCGTAGGACGGCTGAGCGTCTGGAGGTAGAACGACAGGCTAGGAAGCCTCCGAAGCCTGAGGCTATTAGCCGGGCAGGGAAGCGCTGGGATCAGCGTAAAGGCCGCTGGGTGGACGATCCCCTAGCCCATCTCGCGGGACCGGCTCCTACAGCCTCCGTAAAGGCTCCCCGCAGCCTTAAACCAGTGCCCCGCAAGACGGTTCCGGCCAACTCCTTCGGTATCCCCGAAGGCACCAACCGGGACAAACTCGCTAGGGCCATGGCGAAGCGGATTGGGGAGCTAGTCCCACTGACCGATTGGAGCAAGGTGGTCTATGGGTCAGAAAATAATGCGGCCGCATGCGGCCGTGTTATGGATGGTTTCATCTATGTGCTTAAAAAGAACAAGCTCAAATTTGAAATCATCAAGGATAAAAATGAACATGGCCAAATCGTCTTTGGCCTTTTTGAAACAGAGTAGAAAGAGAGGATGAAGTGAAAAGCAAAATACCATTCGAGAAATTGAAGCGGGAAGAGTTTGATCTCATCGATGAGATCGTTACACGTGCGCTCGATATAGCAAACGATGCTGATGTCAAGATCAAAAAGATTGATCTGATCCTGAGCATATCAGCATGTCATTTAGTCGCGTGTCCGCTCGATCTGTACCGGCTCTTTGTGTCTGATGTTGAAAACTTCACGCACGATGTGTTCGGTATCCACCGTCATCTTAACCGGGAGAGCCTACAAATGAATGATTGCTTCTCTCCCCGGTTTGCGAAGCGGGAGGAAGCTGCCTGATGGAATTATTTTTACTCGCTGTCGTGGTCTGGCTGGTAACACGACGGAGAGAAACTATCGTCATCAGCCACGATCCCCAAACCCTCCACGATCTAGAACGGAGGGTCTGGGTGATTGAGCAGATTATCAACCGGCTCCAATTTGAATTGAAGCCAATCATCAAAGGAGAGAGAGGATGAAACTCTTGATTGCTACGGTGTTGGTTGTTCTATCAACAACCGCACATGCGCAATATAACAACCGCACATACTACGGTCCTAGTGGATCCGTGGTTGGTCGCTCCACAACGGGCAGCAGCGGTCAGACTACCTTCTATGGCACAAGTGGTGCCGTGGTCGGACGTACCCAACCCTTGAGCGGTGGCACGACCGTCATCTATGACGCGAATGGCCGCAGGGTTGGAACAGTATCACGCTACCACTAAGGGAGAGGATGATATGTTTCGCATCGTTGTGTACTGCGAGGATAAACGTCTTGCTCCAATTCTTAAGGAGCTAACAAGCTTGATCGTTGGCCGGCCTGAAATCCAGCCAGTCGTCAATGCCGAAGTTTCTGACGGAGTGATCAAGGCAAAGACCAACGGCAAGAGCAAGGAAAAGTTTTTACATTATGCCAAGCAGCATCATGTTAAAGACTTCTCCCCGGCTGAAGGCAAAAAGATTTGCCAAGCAATCGGTATGGCGCCTGGATCGGCATCATACTTTTTCAAGCAGCTTGTTGATGGAGGCATCGTTAGGCGGGGAGGCGGCAAGACCTCCAGTGCCCGGTACATTGTGGTGGCTAAATGAGCTACCCAATCTACAAGGCTTACAACTTCCGGACGAAAGACCCAGAGGTTGATATCCTGAGAACACTGATCGAGGATCACTTTGGCCATCGCATAAATCATAAGTCAATTCGGAAAATAACCGAAGGCGGTGGACCATCACAATCCGCGATGAGCAGTTGGTTCTTTGGTAAGACACTACGGCCGCAAAATGCTACGTTGGAAGCAGCTGGCCGCGCAATTGGCTACAGGCGTGTTTGGAAGAAGGAAGGCAAATGAAATACATTGTATCACTCGCTGATACGATGGGAGGTGCAGTCACCTTAACGGTCTACGAGGGTGACGACTATCAGGCAGCATTTGATAAGGCTTGTGATGTCCGCTCTATAATTGAGTGGCGTAACAAGTGGATCAAATTTGAGACGCCTGAGAGAACAAAGTGGGCCATCATAAAATGAAATCAAAAGAGAGGATGTAATGACTAAAGCAGTATCTGAAATGAGCGGTCCTGAACTCGTTGCCGAGTACAACCGTTTATCGAATGGCGCGAAGCCTGTGAAGCGGTTCGCGTCCCGCAAGGTCGCAATGAAGAAGATTGCGGAACTGAAGAAGCAGCCTTCCACAAAGAAGGAGGCGAAGAAAAAGGAGGACAAGCGGTCCAAGATCGGAATTGAGTTCAATGTCCGGGCAGGGACCAATCGTGAGAAGCTTCTGGAGACACTCCACTCCAACTTCAAGAAGCCAGTAACGAAGCGCGACATTTTGAAATCGGTCTATGGGTCCGCTTCTGACGAAAACAAGGGAGCCGTTCAGATGGTCATGAAGGGTTTGTATTTCATGATCGACAAGGGCAAGCTCCCTTACAAGATCGTGAGAGACAGGAATGAACAAAAGGAGACGACATTTGGGCTTTACCCTAAATGAATCTAATGTGTACTATTCAAGAGCGGAATTGCTCTTGTTTCGTCACATCCCAAAGAACGGGAGCAAGGTCACCACAAGTGACCTTGCGTCTCGCATTCATGGGAAGGCAAGACATGGACGTGTCCGCATCGTCAGTGCTCTCAACAGCCTGATGTATAAGACACGTGTGAACCGCGAGCCGTTCCGTATCAGAAAAGATGCACGGAATGGTCCGCACCCGATTGGTATTTGGCTAGAACGCAAATGAGATGAAGTATCAATCATTAATGCAGCCGCGTGACTATCAAACGAAAGCCAACCGGCTTATGAAAGGCCGGGAGGCTTTCGCCCTCCTCATGGCAATGCGGACGGGCAAGACCAAAGTGGCGCTCGATGACTTTGGGACGATGGAGCTAAAAGGGAAAGCCTCAGACCTTCTGGTTATAGCACCTGCAGGCGTCTATAAGACATGGCTAGAGGCGATTAGGGAGCACGTAAGCCTCGACCTACAGAAGCGGCTCCTTACCCACGTCTGGGAGGCCGGGAAGGCCAAAGCGGCTGTCGGCTTTATGATCGTTAAAAACAGGCCTCGCATCCTCCTTATGAATGTGGAGGCTCTGTCACGTCCCGGTGACGCACGCAAGCTCGCCATTGAGTTTGTAAAAACAAATCGGGCTGGCATCATCGTCGATGAATCAACTGCGATCAAAAACCCCAAAGCAAAGCGGACCAAGTTCATCAATACTGAACTTGCTCCGCTTTCATCTTTTAGGAGGATACTGAGTGGACTTGTAATACCCCGCTCACCACTCGATCTATTCTCCCAGTTTGAATTCCTCGATTGGAACATACTGGGCTTCCGTTCCTATTATGCCTTTCGTGCGCGCTATGCAATTATGCGGAATGAATTCTTCGGTGGGCGTCGTGTTGCGATCGTGACCGGTTACAGAGATTTGGAGGAGTTACACGCGCTGATTGAGCCACACTCCTTCCGTGTTCCGTTCCGGCCAAACATTCCTTCTACCTATTCAGTCCGTCATGTACGGCTCTCCAAGGAGCAAGAGACAGCTTACAAGGAGATAAAGGAATTTGCGACGACACAACTCGCCAACGGCCAGCACGTCACAGCCACAATCGTTATCTCACAAATGCTGAGGCTTCATCAAATCCTCTGCGGTCATGTGAAGGATGAAGAAGGGAAGGAGAATGAGATACCAGAATACAGGACGGAGGAGCTAATTGAATTGCTGGAGGACTACGAAGGCAAGGCTGTGATCTGGTGCAGCTACGATATTGATATCCGAAAAGTCTCTGCGGCCCTCGCCAAACATTTTGGCGTCAACGTTGCGAGGTTCTGGGGCGGCAATCTGAAGACAAGGGAGGAAGAGGAGCGGGCATTCAAGACGCGGGATGATACGCCCTACATGGTCGCCACGCCAGACGCGGGAGGCTGGGGCCGCACATGGGATATGGCTGACCTTGTAATTTACTACTCCTCAAAAAATAATCTTGAACACCGCGAACAATCCGAGCAGCGTGTACAAGGGACGGACAAAAAACGTCCAGTGGACTATGTTGACTTGATCGTTCCGAATACGGTGGAAATGAAATTCCTAGAGGCGTTGCGTAACAAGATCAATATGGTCACAACGATCAACGGTGACAACTATAGGGAATGGCTGATATGAGTTGGACGCATGATCAAATTGAAACGCTGAGGCGTCTTAAGTCGCTAGGCATGCACAGCGCAGAGATTGTAAGACGCTTTCCCAAAAAATCAAAAGGCGCTGTGATGGGAAAGCTGCACCGGCTAGGTCTGCTTAAGCAGAAGGATAAAAACCGCAGACAGGTTTTCAATCCAAAGCCCAAAAACCTTGCGCCACTTCCACTTGCGCCAAGGACGGATCCACCAATTGATATTTCGAGAGAGGATGGTGTGGAGCTTTATGATCTAAAGTCTCATCATTGCCGCTGGCCCTTTGGCGATGTAAACTTTTATTTCTGCGGACGGACGAAACAGGAAGGCTCACCCTATTGTGAGTATCACTACAAACGTGCAAGGACAGGAAGTCAGTGAAAAGAGTATTCAGTGAAGGTGAGGATCGAGTGTTGCGTGAGCAAGCAGCTGGGCGTCTAGAAATATCAATCCACCGTTTGGAAGTTGATATGAAGACTAGCCGCGAGACTTTGTTCAGGCGTGCTGCTGAGTTGGGTATTGAGTTGAAGATAACGAAGCGGTCATTTTATGATGCAGAAAGAGGGACCGAATCACTTCCCAGTGATGTGCCCTATCGCATCAAGGATGACTTGCTTTTAAAACGGTTGAAAAAATATCATGGAGGTAGCAATGACGACAAAGCAACCGACAGTGGCAGCTAGCAACGGTGGAAAAACTCCGGAGATGTTAGCTGTGGAACATGGGATAGCAAATTACCAACGTGTCATTTCAGAGAGGGATGAGCTCAAGAAACAAATCGAGAAGCTCGCCATCGGTGAGCTCAAGAAGTCGAACATCCAAAGGCCGTTCATCGACATCAAGCCCAAGCGTCCTTCCGGCAAACAGACGCTCACCATCGAAGG